GAATTCCGCGCATCCGACTACATCATGGCGGCCCGTAACCATTTCGGCATAAGCCGGGAAGAGGCCGAGAACCTAACGATGACAGAGTTCGCAATGATGATTAACGCCAAGTACCCCAATCAGAACGGCTTCACGCGCGAAGAGTACGACACGGTCATGGATGAAGACGATCGCCGCTGGCAGGCGATGATGGAGCAGGAACAAGCCCGTAAAACCAAATAAACCAGCCTCGGCATAGCCCGGGGCTTTTTTATACCCGCAACAAATCGCGCATTCGCGTGCGCTTCTTTCAGCAAGAGCTTTCCGTAGTGTGAGTCTGAGACTGGGCGGTGGATTTCATCGTTCCGCTCTTGGCTGCCCATGTCTACGCGAACAGGCTCGCACCACAGAAAGGTAAATACGATGAAATATCCAACCGTATCAGTGAACGGCGTCTCCGTTCGTGTCGATGGCGATGGTCGCTATAACTTCAACGATCTTCATGCTGCGGCAGTAGCAAAAGGGGAGGCAACTGAGTCGCAGAGGCCCAGTAAATTCCTCCGCAGCGCTCAGGTTAAAAGATTCATCAAAGCATTGCAGTCCAAAGCCCAAAAAAGTGCTTTGAAACAAATTCAACCACTTAAGGTAGTTAAAGGTGGGGATGAGCCTGGTGTCTGGGGAGTGGAGCTGCTTGCCATTCGCTATGCAGCGTGGATTAAGCCCGAGTTCGAAATCGAGGTGTATGAGGTATTTCGGACGGTTGTTCGTATGGGCATTGGAGCAATGTCCCGCCTGAACAAAATCGACCATATCATCAACACTGAAACCAAAGCGATTAGCCAGTGTGCTAGCCAGATGGCGAAATGGGGAGTCGGCGGACGTAAGCGATTACTCCATGCCGCGCGTGATCGTGCTGCCGATGAAGTTCAGCTGTACTTGCCCGGCATTGTTTAGCCCTTTTTAAGTGAACTGCTGCGGGTTTTGTCGTTCTCTCTGGATATAAGATCAGTTCATGGGAAAACTCGCAGCATGCTAGATTGCCTAGAGGTATTAATTATTGGTGATCTGGCGTGGACGATGAAAAATCAAGACAAAGAGAATTAGAACTGACGCTTCAAAGACGCTTAGAGAAGGTAACTCCGGACTTACTTTCTGAATTTTTATTCAAGCGGGGCATAGAGGTGTTCAGGTGCCTTTTGTGCGGAAGTGAGGATATTGGCATCCCTCAATGCAATGTGCATCAGTCAGGGCCTGACGGTGCGTCGTCACGATCTTTTGTCGATTACATAAAGTTAGATGCGGGTGGTCCTAGGTTTTCTCTCATGCACTACCAGTATCGGATCATTTGCCGAAACTGTGGATTTACGCATCATGTCGCTGTTTGGCCAGTATTAAAATGGATTGAGGATGGTGATAACGATGCCAAGTAGAGAAAGGGATCCTGATGTTTCATATATGGCTGACTACCCAAGATTCAATGGTCGCGGTGGTGGTGGCGGAGGTGGTGACATGCATGACAGGCTTACCCGTATTGAGACGGTTGCTGAAAACCAGGAGAAGCTAATTAGCGATACAAGAGCTGATTTGCGTGGCATTCGGTCTGACATGAAGTCCATGGAAAACAGGATTGTTGACAAAATGGACGAAAATCAGAAGTGGCTGGTTGGCCTTTTGGTATCGGCAATACTGGTGCCTTTGTTCATCGCGTTGGTTACCAAGTAGCGCTGCGGCGGGTTTTGTCGTATCGCTTCCCCTCTGCTACGATTGCCGCATCATTTACGGATGGGGATAGGGATATGAGCCTTGATGGATTCTCTCGAGATAAAGTCGAATGGTTCAGGTCGTGGGTGCTAAAAAAGAACTTTTTAGAAGTGGTAGATCTTCATTTTCAACTATCTGAGGCTGTAAAAAAGCACTACCGACTGCGCGCAGATCAGAAACATTTGTCTATTGCAATTAGCGCTTGTGAATACATGATTTGCATTTCTGATATTGCCATGGATGCGTTGATAGCCAAGGCGCTTTATCAAATTTATGAATATGAGCAAGTGGTAGGCGATTATCCATACCCTAAAACCTTTTACCGGCCTAGTCACCATGGTTACTATCAACTCGGCGTCTTGCTTCGAAAGTGTAAGAATATTAAGCGTGAAGAACAATTGAACCGAAAGATGCGTGAAGAAGGTTGGGGAGGCGGGGAAATTGAACTATCCCAACTGACAGGAAGTAAGTTTATGGGTTTTAAAATAGGGTAATTACATGAAAAAATTAGCTTTAGTGTTGATGTTAACGGTTTCTTTTGGCGCTGCTTCAGCCACTACAATTTCCATCCCGACCGATTCGAAAGCCAAATACACCATCATAGATAAAAGCTTAAATGGCTCCATGGCGACCATCACGACCATGAGAGAGGGGCCGTCAGGGACATCTTACTCACAGCGCCTGTATGACTGCACATCATGGACAGTTAAGTATCTTGGTGATGGTGATACGCTGGAACAGATGAAAGCATCCAAGCCTGACGAAGGCATGTCACTAATAGTTGATAATTCAATTGCGTATTATATAGGCCAACGGGCCTGTAAATAACCAAACCCGCTCCGGCGGGTTTTTTTATGCCCGGAGTATGCGATGGCAGAAAAAGCAGGTGAAATTTATTATGACATTGAGGCTAACGTATCCGGCCTGATCCAAGCGCAGCAGCAGGTTAATAAGCGTCTTGACCAAATGGACGCCAAGTTTGAGCAATCGTCACGATCTGCCGGGCGGTTTGAAGGTGCTTTAAATAAAGTTGGCGTTGCCATTGCAGCTGCTTTCACCATTGATGCAGCGAAGAAGCTTATCGCCATCGGCGACGAGATGGTTACGCTCCAGGCGAGGATAGCCAGACTAAGCCCCAGCATTGACGTGGCCAAAGAAACACTTGCCTCCCTGTCTGCAATCGCGGCTCAAACAGGTAATAGCCTGTCAGAAACTGAGAGGTTATGGGAATCACTGACGACAGCGTTAAAGGAAACTGGCGCCACTAACTCGCAAATTCTCATGTTGACATCGACACTGCAAAAAATTGGCACGATCGGTGGGTCCTCTACTGAGGAAATGGCAAACGCATTGCGACAGTTTGGCCAGTCTATTTCTGGTGGTATCGTTCGTGCTGACGAGTTCAACTCTATTCTTGAGCAGATGCCTGAACTTGCTCGCCAGATTGCAGCGGGGCTAGGTATACCCTTCGGCGATCTTCGCAAGAGAATGCTGGAAGGTAAACTGACGGCTCAGGATGCTCTGAACGCCATTCAACGTCAGTCGCAGTCGGTCAATGAAGAGTTCGATAAAATGCCGGTCAGCATTGATCGCGCAAAGAACAGCCTCGATGTGGCCTTCAAAAATGCCATTAACGACCTGAACCAGGCAATAGGCCTGACTACGACCCTTGCAGGATTGATGCAGAGCGTCGCGGATAACCTCAATTACTACAACAACAATGTCGGCGATTCTTCAAGAATGCCGAAGCTGATCAAGCTCCAGCAGGATCTGAACAATGAGCTGAAAGACGGCCAGAGATGGTATGAAACTGACTCAGTTTTTCAGGCCAGAAGGGCGCAGGCAGCAGTGCAACTGAAGCAGATCGAGGGGGAAATAGCCCACATTCGAGCAAAGGCTCAGAAGGACGCCGGAAGCAACCAGTTTAATGCGCCTCCGACCAAAGGCGATGACGCCGCAACCAAGAAGCTGGTTCAAAACTCTGAACGCCGGCTTGCATTGGCCAAACTTGAAGGCGAGGCGCGAGCCAGGCTTCAGGCCCAATATGATGCAGCTGATGCTGGTGTGACCGATCCTAAGCGAATAAAAGCGCTGCAGGACGAATACGCCGAAACCTACCGGGTTACGGAGGCCAGGAAGGAAAGCGACAAAGCCGGGAAGCAGTCTGCTTCCACCGCTGAGTCTATAGCTCAAAAACTCGAAAACCTTCGCCAGCAGTCTGAGCTTGCAGCGGACTCAACTCAGGAATTGAGCCGTGAGCAGGCGATATTGCGTGCACAGCAGTCTCTCGGTAAATCGGCTACTCAGGCTCAAATCCATGAAGCAGGCAAATACGCAGCAGCCGCATGGGATGCAGCCGCAGCGGCGAAGGGGGTAACAGAGGCGCTTAATGCCATTCCTGAACAGGCTGAGAATAAATCCTACGCTGAATCCATGCAGAACCTGAAAGCGGCGCTGAACGCCGGGAAGATTGATCTGCAGGAGTACAACGCAGCCACTGAGCAGATGGAGCAGCAGCATCAGGCCAACCTTGCCAAAATACGCTCACAGCAGGTGGTTAATCCCACTCGGCAGGCACTTGCTGAAGTTGACCCGGTGCAGCAGTTGGCCAACCAGCACGCGCAGGAGTTGGCGCTGATTCAGCAGTTCGAGCAGCAAGGGGTTCTCGCTCATGAGAATGCATTAGCGCTGAAAAATGCCGCTGACCGGCAGTATGAGCAGCAGCGGATCGCAGCTCAATGGGAAATCCTCAGCCAGCAAAGCCTCGGCTATAACATGCTGACGAGTGCGGTTGACGCCTTTAGCGGGAATGCCTCCAATGCAATCACCGGCCTGCTAACCGGCACAATGTCAGCACAGGAGGCGATGCAGTCACTCGGCAATACCATCCTGAACAGCGTGATCAACAGCATTGTTCAGGTCGGCGTTGAGATGCTAAAAAACTTTATCATCGGACAGACAATCGGTGCGGCATCAACTGCTAACGGATTGCTACAGGCATCCCTGTTAACCAACGCATGGACACCGGCAGCCTATGCCGCCTCCGTGGCGACAGGTGGTGCAGCCGCAAAAGTGGGGGCCGTGGCCTATGGTTCTGGGCTGGCAACATCAATGGCTCTAAGCACTGTATCTGGTGCTCGCTACAATGGCGGCCCGGTATCAGCCGGCGGCCTGTATCAGGTCGGCGAGAAAGGCAAGCCAGAGATTTACCAAGCCAGCACCGGCAAGCAGTACATGATCCCCGGCGATAACGGGAAGGTCATCAGCAATAAGGATATGAATGGCGGCCAGGTCCAGGTAAACATCCAGTTTTATGACCAGACCAGTGGCGGACAGCATTCATTCCAGGCGCTGGCCAGCCAGGAAGGCGGTGTTGTGACAGTGGAAGCTTTTCTTACCGATGTTGATCGCAATGGACCAATGTCCTCTGCAATTCAAAGCGCTTATGGCCTCGGAAGAAAAGCGCAAGGTGCTTACTAAACCAAACCCGCTCCGGCGGGTTTTTTAATGCCCGGAGGAAACGTGGCAACAGTTAAATACCCTCCGTTCCTGCCACTGCCCCAGCGTGCCGATCAGAACATGACGCAGGATACAGCCTGGCAGACGACGCAGACGGCAGTCGGTCCATTGATAATCACGCCGATCACCACAGACCTTAAGGCGACATGGACGCTGCAGTGGATATTCACGCTTGCCCAGGCTGAACGATTTAAGTCATGGCTGCGCTCGCCGACGTACTGCGACCGCGGGCGTAACTGGTTCCAGATGCCGATCGACCTGGGTGATACGCAGGGCGTTCAGCAGCAGACTCTGCATTTCGTCGACATGCCGGTGCAGACCAGCAAAAACGGCAACATTGTCACCTGGACCGCAACGGTCATCAGCAACGGTATCGAGGACATTACTGAGGACTACGACGACTGGATTGTTGAGGCCCAGCCTGGCTACGGATACTGGCTGGATTACCTGATCACCGAAGTTATGCCGAGGGCTGACTGATGCCGACATTGAGAGAGTGGAAGGAGCGGCGGCCGGCAAGCGACATCAAACAGACGGTGGAGTTTTATCACCCTGCGTTTGGTTATTACCGGGTGGTAAATAACCTGTTTCGTCCGGCGACGTTTGGCGGTAACTCGTTCGAGCCTGCGCGGTTCAGCGTGACCGAGCCAGCGCAGGACGGAACGGCGGTCATATCAATGACGATCACTTTTGTCGCCGCGACGGAGCATGTCCGGCAGACACTGAAAAGCTGGCGCGGGGCCGCCCGCATGACGCCGATAAAGTGCCTGTATCAGCAGTGGAATGCGATCGGTGATGCATCATCCCTGAAAGATT